TCACGAAGACAAGTTGAATATAATGGTGGGTATGTTAATAATTGGACAACAGAAGAATTTTCAAAGTATGTAAATGGTAGAGTTCCAATTGAAAGAGACCACGGTGGTGCTGGACAAGGTTATGTAGAAGATGATGGAGTTACATCATTTGAAACTGACGCAAAATATCTTGATATCATTCACATAGATCCGTGGAAAAAATATCCAGAATTAAATGCTGGGATAGATGAGACTTTACAAAATATGAATATGATTTATGATATAAATCCAAAGGTATTGTTTGAAGTTGGAACAGAAGAAGC